CTAGGATTACGTATTCGTTTAGTTGAAAACACCAACGAAGTTGTTGGCATAAACTACATTTAAAAGAAAGGAAGACCTGACTCTTTAGTAGTGTTTAGGTTTTCCTTAATTATTTTTCCAATAATTTCTTTATCTTCGGCACACAAGTTGTAAGCCTCTTCAAGAGTTATGCCGCCGCGCATGTACCAGCAGACCTTAAACAGATCGTGCTTTAATTCTTTTTGTTGATTTTCAAAATTACGGACCTCGTCTAGAATCTCGTCAAGAGACCAGGGCAAGATCCTTATCCGAAAAAATTTGATTGATCAAATGTAATAGGAACTTCAAATCTTTCAGGAGCACCACGTTCAACGTCTTCGTCTGAACATTCAACTTTGAGCGGTTCAATACTAAACAGTTCTTTCTGCTGTTCAATGTGTTCTAAAATTGCACTATAAAAGTTTTTATCTGTATTAGTTAGAAATTCTTGAATATGATTTCTATCAGTTACTATAACATCGTCAACTGTTATACTTACAATAGTTTTACCCATTGTATCTACAGTAAGCTCTGTTAGCTTTTTAAAACTTTCATTAAATTTAGATAACTTTTCTTCTTCACTCATCTTACCGTCATTAACTAGAGCGAAAATTCTTTGTTCTTCAAAAGTTTTAATGCTGTTAGTAGTAAATTCTCTATAATTTAATGGACGTATCTTAACAACCATATTGTTGTATTCAATAGTATCAACAAATTCTTTAGTAACTAACTTGTTAAGCAGTGTTTTACAATCAACACTAAATTCTCTTTCTTCATTAAGACCAGGAATTTTTGTTGTAAGTTCTAACTTGTCACCATAAGTTGCAATTCTAATACCTATTAGTGCAGCATCGAGGTCAATTGATGGCATCTGCCACGCATCTTTGATTGCAGGAATACAGCTTTGTATTACATCAACAGTAGCTTGTCCGTTTAATAGTGCGTCGGGTGTCTTTAGCGTTAGTTCATCCTTAGCAGTCATAGGAAAGACTGGTAGTTCTCCGTTCTCCGGAAGATCAACAGCGCCGGGTTTATAAAATTTACCCTTGCTGGGTAAAGTAATATAAACTTTAGGTTGTCTAAAATACTTCTGTAGTGGGTTTGACTGTTGCTTGCCTGCCATTAGCGGGTTAAAATCTGCCATTTCTGTCTCCGAATAAATACAATGTATAAGTATGTATCTATTCTATTTATATACGCACATTATTCAGGTTGAACAAAATTGGCTGATGAAGTAATTATTGGTAATGTAGGTGGTGAAAGTGGCGTAGCCAGCGAAGCCACTCTGTTGGCTCTAGTTCGTGCCATTGAACGAATGGGAGGACAGAAAGGCCAACGTGGTTCTGGTTCCAAAGTACAAGAAATGTACAACAAAGCTCAACAAGCAGGAACAACAGCTACTACAACACAAACCGCAGCTACTACAGCACAAACCGCAGCTACTAATAAGACAACAGAAGCAGCATCTAATTTAGCTAAAGGCTTTGGTGCGCTGGCCATGCGTGGCGTTGGCCAAGTAATGGCCAGCCTTGCAGGTATGACTCGTTCATTACTAGCAGGTGAAGATTCAATGGCAGCTTATGCTTCGCAGGTTCCTATTGTTGGATCTTTGCTAGGAGCAATGGCAGGGTACTTAGATAAGTCTGTTGACGCATTTAGAGAATTAAGTGCTGTAGGTGCAGGTTTTAACAACGACATTGTAGCTATGCGTCGTGCAGCAGCACAGAACGGTCTTACTCTAGAAGAATTTTCAACTCTAGTACGCAATAACACACAGACGTTTGCTAAATTTGGAGGCACTGTTACTCAAGGTGTTCAGCGATTTACTGCTATGAACAATGCTTTAAAGGATACAGGTACTTTTGAACAGCTCAAAGGTATGGGATTTAGTATATCAGAAATTAATGAAGGTATGGCTAGCTATGTTGAATTACAGGGCAGATTAGGTAGACTAGAAGGCAAAAGTACACAGGAACTAGCAGCTGGCTCAGCAAGCTATCTTAAAGAACTTGATATGCTGGCTAAGCTAACAGGTAAGAGTCGTAAAGAATTAGCTGATCAGCAAGCTGCACGAGCTGCTGACGCATCGTTTAGAGCACTAGCAAATCAGTTTGAAGAAGGAAGTATACAAGCTCAAAACTTTAATAGAAGTATGGCACTGCTAGATCAGTTGCCAAAAGAAACTGGCGATGCTTTGAAAGATTTAGCTGACGGTGTAGCTAACACAGAAGCAGCACAACAACTTTTAGCTCAGGCTGGCCCCGAGCTAAGAGATGCGATGATGCAAGTTGGTCAAGGCGCTGATCCAAAAATTCTACAAGAAGCTCTAAGAAAAGCCGGAGAAACAATAGAAAGTCGATTTACAAAAGGAGGCCAGCGAGATGCTGCTATGCTTGGAGCATTACAGCAAGCTAATCCTGTACTAAGAAGTCTTATTGATCAAAACAGAGACATGGTACGAATAAGCAATCTAAACATCGATGCAGCTGAAAAGGAATCACAAACTAGAAATGAAACTACAACAAAATTAACTACATTTCAAGATTCTGTTAGAAAAATGAGCGAAGCTATTCAAATAGCTTTTATTGACAGTGGTCTATTAGAACTGTTTGCAGTAGGAGTAGGAAAAGCAGCTGAAATGATTACTGGAATGGCAAATTCTATTAAAGCATTTACTGAAAAGGTAAAAGTAGAAGGTTTCCTACCAGCAGTACTAGGATTAGTTGGCGATGCTATTACAGGAATATTTACTAACGGTACTGTAGTAGCTGCAATGGTAGCAGGTATTGGTGCTCTGTTCCTAGCGAAATCTGTAATAGGAGCTCTTGGTAGAGGTCTGAGCGGAGTAACTGATAATATAGCAAGTAGAATGATGGGCGGCTTTGGTGCTAGAGCCGCCCCAACAGCAGGCGCAAATATTGCAGGTGGTGCAGCAGCTAATGCCGCAGGTGGTGCAGCAGCAGGCGCAGGCAACGCAGCAGCATCAGCAAGTCAAGCACTAAAATCTGTTGGTGCTGGAATACAAAAACTATTAACAGGAGTTGCTAGAGGTTTTGCTGAATTTGGAAAAACAGTAGGTGAAATTGGTAAGGGAATTGGCAAAGGTCTTGGCGGAATACTAGAAGGATTAGCTAAGGGTCTTGGTGCATTTGCTAATCCGCAAATACTAATAGGCGCTGGTATACTAAGTGGTGCTATAGTTGTAATAGGTGCAGGCATTGCTGGCGCTACATGGCTAGTAGGAAAAGCTCTTCCAACCTTTGCAGAAGGTATGCAGAAATTTGCCGAGCTTGATGGCAACAATTTAATACAGGTTGGTAAAGGTATTGGAGCAATCAGTTTAGCAATGGCTGCTATGGGTGCTTCAAGCGTTGTGTCTGGTCTTGGCGGAATGCTAGGAGGCCTTGCAGAAGGCATTACAAGTTTGTTTGGCGGTAAAACTCCGTTTGATAAACTGCAAGAATTTTCTCAACTTAATATTGATGCAGCAAGAGTTGAAGCTAATGCAAATGCTGTTGTAGCTTATTCAAAGGCAATGTCATCAATGGGTTCCGGTGGCGCAACAGGAGCACTAGGTAATTTAGTTGCTAATGCTGTTAACGGTTTAGTTGGTTTCTTTGGCGGCGAAGTAAAATTACCATACGCTAAGATGGTAGAATTTCAATCTTACAATCTAGATGCTACTAAGATGCAGCAAAACAGTCTTGCAGTAAAAGCATTTGCTGAAGCTATGAGTAACATTCCTACTGTGAATGGTGAACGCACTGGCGGATTAATTGGTGCTGTAGCAAACTTCTTTATGGGTTCTCAACAAGTACCATGGGCACAAGCAGTTGCATTTGGTCAGCTTACATTACCAGTTGATAAAATTAAGACTAATGCTGAAGCAATGGCAGCATTTGGTGATGCTTTGAGTAAAGTTCCACAAATAGATGGAACACGAAGCGGAGGATTACTTGAAGGGTTAAGAAGTTTCTTTGGTGGCAGTCAACAGATGCCATGGGACAGTATGAGACAGTTTGGCGAGTTGCGCATTGACGCACAGCGAATAAAAGCAAATGCAGAAGCAATGGCAGCGTTTGGAAATGCACTAAATGCTTTTAAAGGTGGCGGCCAAGGCACTGCTAATCTTTCAATACCGCCTGATTCAGTAGCTAGCTTGGGCAGACTAGCAACTATTGGTAGTAATGGTGGACTACAACAAACTGCTGCCGGCTTACAATCAATTGCAAATGTTCAAAATCTACAAACTACACTAACAGCTCTAAATGGACTTGATGCAACTAAACTATCATCCTACAATACAGCATTGAGAGATTTAACAAGAACTCTAGCAGATCTTAACAAAGAATTAGCTAATGAAAACAGAGGCGGGTTATTTGGTATGGGCGATTCTAGAGCCAATGCTGGGGACATATTAAAGAACATTAGTGTAAATACAAGTACAGGTGCCGGCAATACAGAACAATTAAATGGTACAATGACGAGAATGGTTGAACTACTGCAACAAATGAAAGAAATCAGTGATAAGATTGAAAAGAACACCAAACGCGGCACTGGTGTAGATGTTGCAAATAGAGACGTTACGTCATTCTAAGGAAAAATAAATGAGTTGGAAGAAATTTTTTACTCCAGTAAGAACAGGTGATAATCCAGAAGGTAGCTACTCGCCTCTGAGCGGTAGAAGATATGGAGGTCAAGCTGGTCCTGCGAGAACCAACTATAGTTCCTTCTTACCTGACGTCTACACAGGCAGTCCTAACAGAGTTGAGCGTTATGGTCAATATAATGTAATGGATCTTGATTCTGAAGTAAACGCTGCACTAGATATTCTAGCAGAATTTTGTACACAAACTAACAAACAAAATAATACACACTTTATTATAAATTATAAAACTGATGCTACTAATAGCGAAATAACAGTTATTCAAAAGTATTTGCAGCAGTGGTGTAAACTGCAAGACTTTGAAACTAAAATGTTTAGACTGTTTCGTAATACATTCAAGTATGGGGATCAGTTCTTTGTAAGAGATCCTGAAACAAAACGTTGGTTTCATGTAGATCCTGCAAATATTACAAAAATTATTGTTAACGAGTCAGAAGGCAAAATTCCAGAACAATACGTTGTTAAAAACTTCAATTTAAATTTTGTTGAAGGTGTAGCAACAACTCCGTATCAAACTAACGGCAACGTTACCGGTGGAGGTAGTGGTTACTTAACTGGCGGCGTTCGCGGCATGGTTGGTTTATCTAGTTCACAATCAACCGGCACACGTTTTCAAAATGATCAAAATGAAATTACAGTTGATGCCAAACATGTTGTGCATCTAAGTCTATCAGAAGGTTTGGATAATAACTATCCATTTGGCAATTCACTACTTGAAACTATTTTCAAAGTATACAAGCAGAAGGAACTGTTAGAAGATGCCATCATTATCTACCGTGTGCAGCGAGCTCCTGAACGCCGTGTTTTTTACGTTGATGTTGGCAATATGCCTAGTCACTTAGCTATGCAGTTTGTTGAGCGAGTAAAAACAGAAATACATCAACGACGTATTCCTTCTTCTACAGGAGGCGGAGCAAATGTAATTGACAGTTCGTATAATCCCCTAAGTATTAACGAAGACTACTTCTTCCCGCAGACAGCAGAGGGTCGCGGAAGTAAAGTTGAAACATTACCCGGCGGTACTAACTTAGGTGAAATTGACGATTTAAGATATTTTACCAACAAACTGGTTAGAGGTCTAAGAATTCCAAGCAGCTACTTACCAACAGGTGCAGATGACTCAGCAGCACAGTACAATGACGGTAGAGTAGGTACAGCTTATATACAAGAACTGCGTTTTAATACCTATTGCGAAAGACTTCAGGGATTAGTAACTGAAGCATTTGATACAGAATTTAAAAGATACTTGTTAGAAAAAGGTGTCAACATTGATACTAACATGTTTGATATTAAATTTCAACCACCACAGAACTTTGCTAGCTATCGTCAAGCAGAAATTGATAATGCGCGAGTACCAACTTATACACAGATGGCACAGATTCCTTACATGTCTAACAGGTTCGCTCTAAAACGATTCTTAGGAATGACTGAAGAAGAACTAGCTGAAAATGAACGTCTGTGGAAAGAAGAAAACGCAGAAAACCTTACACTACCAACTGATGCAAGTGCAGAATTGAGAAGTGCAGGTATTAGCTCTGCTGGTATTAGTGCTGATGCAGGATCTATGGAAGATACTGCTCCTGAAGAAGGAACAGAAGCAGCAGCAGGCGCTGAATTAGCTCCTGAAACAACCGGAGTTGAACCTACTGCACCAACTGCTGCTCCAATTGCCTAAATAGAATAAATACTTTGCTATGATACTGCGTGAATTATTTTATTTTGATAAAGAGACTGTTGAGCCCGTAGAAGATAATCGCTACGAGCCTGAACACGATCAAAGTCCTATTGACTTTGACGATACACGCAGAACTAGATTATCACTTTCTCAAATTAACCGTATCCGCAAAGCTTCTGAGCTACATAAAAAAGACAAGCAGTCAGAACTTGACTTTATTAAGCAGATGTATGGCATTGCAGCCAACGCAGCAGCAGGCGGAGCATGATAATTGAACAGAGCATTTGTTATAGGTAACGGCATTAGTCGCAAATCTATTTCTTTAGAATCACTTAGAACACACGGAAAAATCTACGGCTGTAATGCTTTGTACAGAGACTTTGATCCTGATTATCTAATTGCAGTAGACATAAAGATGGTACTTGAACTAGCAGAAGCTAGGTATCAGCATAAAATACCTGTGTGGACCAATTCAAATAAAACTTTTCTAAAAATACCAGGATTAAATTTTTTTAATCCTGCTAAAGGCTGGAGTAGTGGCCCAACAGCATTGTGGATGGCTTCTGAGCACGACAATGAAGAAATCTATATTTTAGGTTTTGATTATGCAGGTATAGGTGACGATAAACAGCAAGTAAACAACATCTATTCAGGGTCTTTTAACTACAAAAGAGTTGATGAACGTGCTACTTATTACGGCAATTGGTTAAAACAAACTACATCTACAATACATCAATTTAATAAAAAAAGATATATAAGAGTAGTAGAAGAGGACACTCTTATACCTAGAGAACTGCAAAGTTTAACTAATTTACAGCATATGACAGTAGTTGAGTTTAATAAAAAGTTCAACGAAAACACTGTTGCGATTCAAAACGAGTCGTTTTGACTCTATTTCTACGCATATTTTCCCATTCCAACTAAATAAAAATGACAGCCTTACCATTTCGTATGGTATTATACATTTATAGGAGAAACAAATGGCCGATCGTAAGAAATTTGAAGAAATGCTAGAGCGTCTTATCAATGAAGATAAGGAAGGCGCACAAGCCATATTCCACGAGTTAGTTGTGGAAAAGTCACGTGAAATTTATGAAAATCTACTAGAAGATGATGAAGACATTGAAGAAGCATCAGACGACGAAGAAGTAGATGAAGCCTCAAAAGACGAAGATGAAGACGAAGATAAAGTAGACGAAGCTTCTGATGAGGACACTGACGAAGAAACTAACGAAGATTTTAATCTAGACGAGTTTGAAGTAGAAGCTGACCCAATGGCCGCTATGGGCGGTGACCCAACAGATGATATGATGGGTGACATTGATATGGGCGGTGACGAAGAAGGTGAAGAAGAAGGTCCAGAAGGCGATGTAGAAGATCGTGTTGAAGACCTTGAAGATGCTCTTGAAGATCTAAAAGCTGAATTTGAAAAGCTAATGGCTGACGAAGGCGGCGAAGAAGGCGCTGATGACATGGACATGGACATGGGCGACGACGAGGGCGAAGAAGACGAAGGCGACGAAGAAAAAGAAGCCTTTAACTTTGGCGAAGCTAAAGAGAAGAAGGATGACAAGAAGGCTGATAAGAAAGCCGAAAAGAAGTCATCAGCTGAACAGATGCGTGAATACGTAGAAAAAGTTAGTGCTACAATGGGCGACAACGGTGTAAACACCAAGTCAACAGTTGCTAGCAAGAACGACATGGGCGGCACTGTAAAGAATCTAAATCAAGCTGACACTGAAAAGTCTCCTGTTGAAGCTAACAAGGGACAGCTAAAGGGCAGCAGCCTATTTAAGGGCACTGAAAAGGAAGACAACGCAGGTAACGTAAATGTACCAGGCGGTAAAGCAGCTAAGTCTCTAAAGGCAATGTCAAAAGGCCACGGCGCTGAAAAAAAAGGCGCAGGCGAGCAAGCTGACAATAAGAAGTCAACTATTGGCAGCAGATAATAAGGAAGTTTAGATGATAAACTTACGAGAGAATTTGAGCTTTGACCAAGCAAGGATTGTAGTAGAATCCACCGATGAAGGTAAGAACCTTTACATGAAGGGTATTTGCATTCAAGGTGGTGTTCGAAACGCAAATCAGCGAGTGTATCCTGTAAATGAAATTGGCAGGGCTGTCAAAACTCTCAATGATCAAGTCAGCGGCGGTTACTCAGTTCTCGGCGAAGTTGATCATCCAGAAGGCCTTAATATTAACCTAGACCGTGTTAGCCACATGATTTCAGAAATGTGGATGGATGGTCCAAACGGTTACGGAAAACTAAAAATCCTACCAACACCGATGGGAAACCTAGTAAAGACAATGCTTGAAAGCGGAGTTAAGCTAGGTGTCTCATCACGCGGTAGCGGAAATGTTAAAGAAGACGGAAGCGGTGAAGTTTCCGACTTTGAAATAATCACTGTGGATGTAGTAGCTCAACCTAGCGCACCCGGTGCATACCCAACACCCATTTATGAACACTTAATGAATAATCGTGGCGGGTATCAGGCATATAAAATAGCACAAGAAGTTAGAGGCGATACAAAGGCTCAGAAGTACCTCAAGGAATCGTTGATGAATATCATCAACAAGCTCCAGTAAACTAGGAGAAGAATATGTTGGATGCACTGAAAAAACTCTTCGAAAACAATGTAATTTCAGAAGAAATCAGAGCAGATATTGAAGCAGCTTGGACTGCAAAGGTAAACGAGAATAAGCAACAAGCAGTTGCCGAACTTCGTGAAGAGTTCGCTCAGAAGTACGAGCACGATAAGAATTCAATGGTAGAAGCTATTGACTCGCTATTGTCAGAACGCCTAGCAGAAGAAATCGCAGAATTTGCAGAAGATCGTAAGTCACTAGCAGAAGCAAAAGCAAAGTATGCTGTTGCTATGCGTGAGAATGCAGGTCTACTACGTAATTTCGTAGTTGAACAACTACAAAACGAAATCCAGGAACTTCGTACAGACAAGAAAGCTATGGAGTCACAGTACTCTAAGCTAGAAGAGTTTGTAGTAGAAGCTTTATCATCTGAAATCGCAGAGTTTTATGAAGATAAGAAAGATTTAGCTGAAACAAAAGTACGTTTAGTACGTGAAGCTAAGACACACTTCGCTAAGGTTAAACAAAACTTTATCGAAAGAAGTGCCGCATTAGTACAAGAGACCGTTGCTAAAGCCTTAACTAAGGAAATTGGCGCACTCAAGGAAGACATTGATGCAGCACGTGAGAACGATTTTGGTCGTAAGATATTTGAAGCATTTGCAGCAGAGTTTGGCACATCATACCTAAATGAGAAGTCAGAAACTGCTAAACTTCTAAAAGTTCTTGCCGTTAAGGACAAGCAACTATCAGAAGCAAAAGCATTTGCTGCAAAGGCAAAACAGTTGGCAGAATCAAAGGAAGCTGAAAAGCAACGCCTAATTGAATCTGCACAGCGCAAAGAAATAGTTAGCGAATTACTTGCTCCACTAAGCAAGGATCAGCGCGAAATTATGACAGACTTACTGGAAAGTGTTCAAACAAACAAGCTACGCTCACAGTTTGAAAGATACCTACCGGCAGTAATAGACGGTAAATCTCCAGCAAAGCAGAAGGCAACATTAACAGAAGGCAAAGAAGTAACAGGCAACAGAGATCAAATTACAATTAGTAGTAAAGCAGACGCCGATAATGTTATCGCAATTAAGCGTCTAGCTGGATTAAATTAAGGAGATAATAATGTCAGAACTACTAGAAAGTCGCTGGCAGGATACAAAAGCAGCACTTCTTGAAGGCCTTCAAGGCAACAAAAAGTCAGTAATGGCCACTACACTGGAAAATACCCGTAGGTATCTTGCAGAAAGTGCTACTGCTGGTGCTACTTCTGCCGGTAATGTCGCAACACTAAACCGTGTTATCCTACCAGTCATCCGTCGTGTAATGCCAACCGTTATTGCTAACGAGTTAGTTGGTGTTCAGCCAATGACAGGACCCGTGGGTCAAATCCACACTCTACGTGTTCGCTATGCGGACACAGCAGGCTCAGGCGCTTCAGGTGCAGTTGCAGGTGAAGAAGCTCTAAGCCCATTCAAGATTGCTGAAGCCTATTCAGGCAATACTTCAACAGCTAAGGCAGACGCAACTGCTGCGCTAGAAGGTGTTGCTGGTAACAGACTAAGCATTCAAATCTTGAAGCAAACAGTTGAAGCCAAGACTCGTAAGCTCAGCGCACGTTGGACTTTCGAAGCTGCACAAGACGCACAGTCTATGCATGGCATCGACGTAGAAGCAGAAATTATGGCTGCTCTTGCTCAAGAAATTACAGCTGAAATCGACCAGGAAGTGTTAGCTTCGCTAAACACTCTAGCCGGTGCTGCTGTAGAAACATACGACCAGACTGCTGTTAGCGGTACTGCTACATTCGTTGGTGACGAGCATGCTGCACTAGCTGTTCAAATCAACCGTGCAGCAAACCTAATCGCTCAGCGTACACGTCGTGGTGCTGGTAACTACGCTGTAGTTTCACCATTTGCACTAACAATTCTACAGAGCGCAACAACATCAGCATTTGCACGTACTACAGAAGGTACGTTTGAAGCTCCAACTAACACAAAGCTAGTTGGTACTCTAAACAATGCAATGAAGGTATATGTCAACACTTATGCTGCTGACAATGCTAACGTTATCATTGGTTACAAGGGAACTTCAGAATCTGATGCTCCAGCATTCTACTGCCCATACATTCCATTGATGAGCAGCGGTGTTGTACTAGATCCATCAACATTCGAACCAACTGTCAGCTTTATGACACGTTATGGTTATGTTGAGCTAACCAACACAGCTTCGTCACTTGGTAACGCAGCAGACTACCTAGCAACTGTTGGTATTACTTCTTCAAGCGTAAGCTTCAGATAATACTACCTGTTAGGTAAGCAAATTGAAATAGGGCCGAAAGGCCCTATTTCTTTGACTGATGATATTTTAATGATTTTACGTATGTTTTTCCTACTATAACTGTGTATAATTAATAGTGCAAAGGAGGAAAACATTATGTGGACCAAACCAGTAGCAACAGAAATGCGCTATGGTTTTGAAGTTACAATGTATATTGCTAACAGATAAACTATAGTTCTTTTAAAAAGCCCAACATTGTTGGGCTTTTATCTTTTATGATAAATACTTTGTCTAAGACTTATGCAGTTACCCACTGCGTAGACCTAGAACGTCAACATAAAGGAGAAAACAAATGGGACGTCCAGTAAATAAGAAATTCTTTGGTTGGTTAGCAGACGCTGACGATACACGTTATGCACCAGCATCAAACGAAACTTTTTTTAACATCACAGTAAACGTAAAAGTTGCCAGCAACTCTGCTAGCGACGAAGGCTACATTTTAAGACAGCGTAGTTCAAACAAGTTTTTAGTAAACGATACTAAAGCAGGTACTAAGGTAACACCAAGCGGTTCTGGTACAGGTAACGTAGGAATTTGCACACTAGTTGACAAAGCTGTTGGTTCTTTAGCAGCTAATGAAATGTCAATACAAGGTACTATTGTTGGTACTGGTGGTACACAGGTTCGTATTAAGAAACTATTCAATCGTACTTGTAGAGATTTCAACAACGCAAGATACAAGTGGACTATTGAGAACGACTCGACAGAAACTGTAATGCGATTAACAGCTATCTAATAGTAAGGGGAGAAATCCCCTTACCTTATAGGAACAATGAATGTCTAAATTTTTAAGAGTTACAGAAGGCGGTTATAAGATATCAGTTGAACCTGGTGATGAAATCGTTTTGAATACAGGTTCAGGTGAAGGCACTGTGATAATCACAGGTAATTTATTAGTTGAAGGAACTACAACTACGGTTGAGTCAACTGATATGTCTGTCACTGATAACATTATCCTTCTTAACGCTGGTGAAACAGGATCAGGAATAACTTTAGACACATCAGGTATAAGGATTGATAGAGGAGTACAACCAGATGCTTACATTTTGTTTGATGAAAATGTAACTTGGAGAGACCCTGTATCAGATACAACAGTAACTGGCGGATTTATTTTTAGGAATGATCTATCAACGCTAGTAG